CGGACATAGGTCAGCGCATTGACGCGATCACCGCCAGTGCCGTCGATGAAATCCCAGCTGTCGATCAATGCGGTCTTGTCATCCCAGAACTCACCAGGGATATAGGGAGATGTGACCAGCCGGCGGCGCAGGTTGGCATCGAATACGCCCGGCAGTGAGTAGGTGCTGCCAAATTCGTACTCGCCATTGCTCAGCACTCCGCCCACGCTGTCGATTGATGCCAGACCGTCCCAGTTGCCATCGGTGGCCATTCCATCAACCGCGATGCCAGAACTCAATGCGATGCCATCTCCGCCATTGAGTTCCGCCAGGTTGGAGATGTAGAACATATCGGTGAAGTTGCCGTTGAACGGCGGTGTCTCAGCGTCCTCGGCGTAGGTCTGGACGAGCTGGCGCGGTTGTGGAGCAGGCAGATCCACCACCACGGCGGTTGCCACCAGCGAGCGGTTGCCGGAGTCATCTTCAAACTTCAGCAGGTAGGTGCCTTCAAGCAGCGGCACTTGCTTTTGGGTCTGAGAGCCGGCTGCTGCCGCGACGATCTCCTGGCTTTCTTCCCATAGCGCTCCACTCAAGGCGACGTTATGGCGAATCAGTACCTTGCCGCCGAGAAGCACATCAAGCTCGGTTGCTCGATCCCAGCTGAGGATGGAACTGGCGCTATCAATCGGCACCAGCGAGACGCCAGTGACGTTGATGGGTGGAGCGGTCTTGCCGAACGCCGATACAGTCAGCCGTGCTGGATCCACCGATGACCGCAGACCTGCATTGATGCTGAACACCTCAATTTCGTATCGTCCGGCAACGGTGTCGCGGATCTCGTAGTCAGGTCGTTGCACCGTTGTTTGCGACCAGTTCCCTTCATCCACACGCCACCGTACCCGGTACTGGCTGACGCCAAGCACCGACCGCCAGCTCAGTACGATCTTCGCCAGTGCTCGACCATTGTCCTCAAACAACGATTCCTCAGCCCGTAGGTTCTGCGGTGCCGGTGGGATGATGTTTAGGTCGGTGATGTCACGCTTCTGCAGCGGTCGATCGAGTTCGATGTAGTCGTACTTACTGGCGTTGTAGGCCAATGCAGAAATTGCATATTTACACTCTTCCTGCTCTTGAATTGCCAGCACCCGCCACGTCGAGGTCTGAATGTTGCTGGTTTCATAGATCCAGACGCTGTTCGCATTGGGTGCTGCGCTGAACGCACTCGCCACCGTAAAGACATTGCCGGCGATGCTGTTGACCGCACGGGTTTGAACGGTGCCCGTCGGCAGGATCACCGAGAGCTGCGCTGCACTGCCAAGCGTGATACCGGTGGCATCATCGACCGTGACGGTGGTGGTGGTTGCAGTATTGATCCGGCCACCACGCCTAGCGCCAGCACGCACGGGGTCGCTGATTTCAATGACCTGCCCGGGACGGACTATCACACCGGCATCAATCGACGCCACAAAGGAAACGGTCTCGGACTCTTCCCAATTCGTGAAAATAAGCCACTCCCCGAGGCGCTTTGCCTGGCCACGGGAGGTGCAGGCGAAGGCATCAATCTCGGTCTTGACGACTCCGTACTTCGCAATGCGGGCTGCGTCTTCGACCACCTCATAGGCTTTGTCCTTAGCAGCGATGTCGAAGTAACTAACAACCGCGACCGTTGGCCTGTTCTTTAAGCTGCTGGATTCATAGCGAAACCCTTCTTCGGATACATTCGCCAGTGTAAACAGATAGGCTGGATCAGATGGTTTGTCCTGGCTAATCGTTAGCGTGCCCGTGCTCCAGTAGGGCATCACGCGGAACACAGAGCACAAATCGTTGATTAGCTTGTAGGCTTCTTCTTGCGTCTGGATGTTGACGTTACATGAGAAGCGCGGCTCTTGGCCGCCGAACCCATCAGGCACTAAAGCTGAGGCGTACTGGCTGGCGGCAAAGAATGCCCACTTGTCCAGCTGGCTGGCGCTGATATGATCTCCGAACCCATAACGCTTGCTGGTCAGCAGATCCCACAGAACCCAGGCGGGGTCGCTACACCATTGCGCAGCACCGAACGTACCATTCCAGATGCCGTTATAAATCAACCGGCCATTGCTTTGATCAACGGTTGCATTATTGGGGATCTGTACCTTGATCCCACGGATCAGGTAGGAACGGCTTGGAATGCTGTTGAACTGTTCAGCATCAACACGCAGTGAGACTAAGGCGCTGTTTGGATAGCGCAGCTTGGCCCATGTGATCTCGGTGTAGCTGGTCCAGCTGAAGGCATTGGATAGCTTTGCGCTGGTACTATCAGGCGTGACACGCACGACACGCACATCCACCGGGAATGCACCGCCGAGACCGATCAGGTAATCACGCTGATAGGCGTCGCCGGTACGACCGCTGATCGTATCGTCTATGGCGACAAAGTAACCACCACCGTTGTATTGAATCTGAATCTGAAGCCTGACGGACGTGCCAACGATGTCACCATTATCCTGAATCTGCTGCAGTTGCGGCACGGTAATCGTGACCCGCACCGCATTGGTGGTTGTATCCGAGATCGTGCGGGTAATAGGCGTTGAGGCTTCAACCGTGATGCTTACGGGTTTTTCGTCCTCGATATCAGACGTACCAGGGATGAATGACTGGTTTTGTGTGCCGTTGCGTAAGTGAACTTCGATGTTTTTGAAATTAAAGCCGCCGTTTGCACTTTGCAGTGGGGTGTTGTTAAGGAAGATCGACTGGTAGCCGTTCTTCAGGCCTTGGATTTCACCCTCGCTAATGAGGTCAACGATTTGTGCATATTGTCTGGAATCAAGACTGTCGCGCTCCTCTACGGGTGTGCGTTGTTCTCCACCGCCGCCACCTTTGCCGCTGCCTCCGCCACCGCCGCCACCAGCACCCGCGATACCGAGGCCTAGGCCAGCGTTATGAACGCGGACGTTGTTGGCGATGAAGGTGTGGTGGCCTTCAACCGTCAGGTTGTAAACGGTGCCGATGCACAGATCAGCACGGTCAACGATCGGACGTAGATGGTTGTTGGCATCAACCAGGCAGTCATCAGGACCGAGGGTGCCGATCTCGACGAAGGCATTGAACTGGTTCAGTACCCAGTGATTGGGGGTTGCATCCAGCGTTCCACCGCCCCAGAGGCGGTAACGGACCACGCGCTCGCCTTCGTGGACATGGACCTTGAGGATCTTGGCAGGGTGGAACTGGCCATGATCATCGAAGCTAAGCACCAAATCGCCGGGTTGCAGCTCGTCGAGGCGGCGCTGCCCATCAGGCGTCCGAACCAGCGTGTGCCCTAAGAAGCACCCGCCACCCATTGCCCCAGCGATGAGTTCAGGCATCAGACGGCAACCTGCACAGTGTCGATGCCAGCGCTAATCACAACAGAGCCGACCAGCATTTCCCCATAGCAAATCGGGACTGGAATCCCTTGTCGTGACGTTTGTTGAATCCCCGAGAACGAAAACGACCGGCGGGGATCATCGGGATCATTGCCCATGGTTTTGTTCACCTGTGGCACAGGCGATAAGAGCTGCGCAACGCCGCCCAAGACCAGGCTGGCGCCAAGTCCAAGCAGCACAGTGCCCACACTTGTCAAGGAGCCATAAGTGGCAGCGGCAAGTGACGCGCCAACGCCTGGAATAAACGCTAAGCCGATAAGCAGTACGCCAAGAAGGATTCTGCCAACACTGCCAGCACCGGCAAGGACGGGCATGATCTTGATGTCCTGCTGGCCGGCTGGGTCATGCAGTTCTTCCGCCGCAAGGTCGTACTTACCCACGCTCACGCGGTAATACTGGTCCGCCATGTGGCGTTCCAGTTCCGGCCAGTTGGTGACTAGGAACCGCACGGCCTCGGCAGCAGTCTCCACGTCGGCTTCAAGCACACGCTGCCCGATGAACTTTGCGAGTTGGCCATAAAGGCGGATCTTACGCAGCATGGGTCAACTCCTTACAAAACCGTCGTGGCGTAGCCGGCGGCCGACACATTTCAAAAGCCACCCTCCCAGAATATCTCTGCTCGACAGGCGATACCTGACGTGGTGGAGCACCATCTGATCACCTAGGAAAACGCCGACATGATTCAGGCCATGGCCCTGCAGATTCATCAGCAGCGCATCGCCCAGCATTAGCTCTTCGTCTTCGTCCAGCTCGCGGAAGCCTGCGTCCTTCCAGTAGCGGTCAAACATTGGGTCGGCCTCAAACTGCTCAGGCGTTAGCGGTCGCTGCCAGTCGGGCAGCACCAGGCCGTGCTCGGTGTACCAGTCGCGTGCCAGCGCCCAGCAATCCGTAGCGCCCCAGCTCCATTCGCGGCCGATCAGCGGCGCTTTGTAGCCCGATGGTTCGCAGCTGCCCCATGCTTCAAGCTTGGGGTTGCAGATGTGCCATGGCAACCCACTGCGTTCGCAGGCCACGAGATCAGGCTGGCTTGGTTGTGGTGGGGTGCTCGGATGCGAATGGACGACGGCCACGATCTCACCAGCATCTTCAGCGGCGGCATAGTCCTCGGGATCCATGATGAATTGATCGCTGGTGCCGCTGAGGTTCTTGCAGGGCCAGTACCGCTTACGCCCTTTGATCACCACCACAAGCCCGCAGGCTTCACGCGGATCATCCGCTTTCGCGTGCTCTAATGCGTGTTGTTGCCAGAGTAATAATGTCACGCGAAATAAGCGCCGATGCCTGGGAATGAGCCGAAGGGTAATTCTGACGTGAAGCCAAAGTGATCCTTGCAGGCATTAAGTGTCTTGGTGCATGTCGGCAGTGAGCCCGTGTAGCCGCACTCGGCTGACTTGTACACCCACTGGCAGATGTTCGAGACGCACTGCCGCTTAGGGCTGCGGATACCAGCTAAGTCAAAGCTCGCCGCGAGTTCGTATTCAACGACATCACGTGTCTCGGTTGACTTGCGATCGACGAAATAAATTTCACGTGGGAACTCGGCCGTGCTATCTGGTGTGCCAAGTGGGTTTACGTTACCCGGGAAGTTTGCGGCATCCAAGTAACGTGCCAGGGTGCGGATGCGTGTGACCTTCGCGCCTTCCAGGCCGTCCGGCAGGCTTAGCAATAGTGCGGTGATTGTGCCAAAGATATTGCTTACGCGGATCTTGGGGCGTGGCAGCTGGCCGTTTCCGCTGTATTCAAAGCCCTCAGCTTCGAACGGAAAACGCATGTAGCTATTACCCGCCCAGATTAGTTCGCCATTGCTGTTGAGGTTTGCACCAGCATGAAAGCGGTAGATGTCATTCGTACCATGCTGCGCGGTGTTGAGCTGCAGTTCAAACAGCTCGATGATCGCACTCGGGGCGATGCCTTGCAGCTCGGAGACGGGGACGGCCATAAGTTATTGCGGGGTAAGGGTGTGCATGTTATGGCTCAAATACTTCACGGAATGTGGCGCGAATCTGATTGTTATTGCAGTTACTTAGTGTGATCTGCCAGTCTTCGCATACGTACTTACCAGCACTGCCGCGTGGTGGAGTCCAGTCGAAGGATTCAACACCAGCGCGTGCTTCAAGGAATGCAGCGATCTGATCACGTTCGGTGTCGGTGCGATTAGAGAACTGGAGCGTCCACTCCTTGGGATCGGTATGCAGGCCGAACCTAATGCGTTGTTCATATCCGTCGCCTGCCTGAAACTTACGAGTGCGCGGCTTGCTGGCTTCTGTAGCCTCGAACGAAGGCGTGAATGTGAACGTACTCATCGTATTGCTCCGCCTAAACGCTGCTTACAGCATAGATCGGTGTGCAGGGTAGTGTGCATGGCTTACGCAAGCAGTCCACCAGGGCGCTTCTGTTTTATTAGCT